CGCCATTTAGTATACTTGGATGCTAAAGGTCGATAAATCTTAAATCTATCATATACCTTATATGCATACATAGGATTAGTTTCTTTATAGGTTCCTCTGACGACTCTATTACAAAGAAAGTATTTAATGCTAAACACTTGATATTTCTTTAGTGTATCAAGTGAGATATGGAATTGCTTCCAATATCTTTTATCTATATCTGTGAACGGCTGTCTAACGATTCCTATATCCATAACATTACTTACGTTCTGGGTGTAAGTCTGTTGACGTATAGACATATTAGGATTCATTTTACGAACTATTCTCAGTAATTCCCTTTCAAACTCTTCTTTTGTTTCTATTCCTTTGATTAACTTAACGAACTTTAGAGCATTACCTCCATCTCCAGTACCGTGGTCCTTGAAGAATAATCCGCCTTGTTTACCACGAAATATAGCAAAAGAGGGATTCTTATCATCATTCCTTAATGGACTGTTGATAAGTTTCCCTATTTTTATACTACCTAAGTAGTATGTATATATACTTTCATCATCCAACATAGACAACAAGTCTTTAAGACTCATTGTAATTGCTGTTTTCGTACTATACATTTGACTTATAAGTTCTTGTTAGTGTGGGTATCATAAGAATCGAACTTATGCTTGTTCCAAAATACCCAAATAGGCCATTTATTTGCGTTCTAAGCGTCTTAAACCATTTCTCTTAACAACTACATCAAAGTCTATGCTTAAACGTCTTAAATCGCCCCTAAATGGCCTTAAATCGAACGCTCCCTCTCCGTACCAGAACAAAAATTATACTTAACGTAGGAATAGTCTTATTACACGTCATTGCTGTTCGATTTATATGTGGGATAGGAGAGAGTCGAACTCTCCGTGTGTAAACTATGGCTAAAAACACACTACCATATATCCCGTGTGAGGTTTTTACAGAACCTCAAAACTGTCCTTGTTGGATTTTGTCCACCAGTGACTATTTACCATTAAAATGGAAGGTCGTCACTACCTGATGCCTGAGTACTATCAGCATTTGCAGCCGAAGCAAGAGGATCTGTTGATTTCTCAACATCTGCGACTACCTGTCGCTCAAAACTGTCACGAGAGAACTTCTTAATCTCTGTCTCAGCCTTATCCATAGGTTCAACAAAGATACCATTCTTAGATACCTGAGTATAGTTATTCTTATCGTAAACAACCTTCAGACGCAAAGCCTTCTTAGTTGCTACCATAGGAGAGAGTGTTGCCTGAACCCAATCTATCATCTCCTTGAAAGTGTTAAACTCACCTTCAATCTTAGGGAAATAACAGTTGATAATCTGCATGATTCTACCAAACTGTAAGTTATCACGACGCTGCAAATCCTCGTCGGTCTTAACCCATATGCTCTTTTCGTTCTTCCATTCTGTCATAGATGCGGTTTTACCCTCACTATCCTCGAATATAATTTCAAGGAAATCATGACCGTTTGGAGACTTCTTAGCTTCTACAGACTTCAAGAAAACGTTCTCATTAATACCAACTGGCATATAAGAACCATTAGACTCGTTATTATTTGTAACAGCTGTACTTGTACTATACATAATTTCTTAATTTTATTGAGTTATAACTTCTTAAAATAATAGGGATTAATCCTTATAAACCTTATCCCAATAGGTTGTTATGCTTCCATCATCGTTTCCTTTGGCGATGACTATATCCTGTCCTCTTAGGTGTGGAGCACGGGCCTCCTTAATAGAACCATCTCCTCCTTTGAAACTTATATGAGTCTCATTTCCCTTTCGGTAAACAAGACCTACTGCATCAGCTTCTCCACATATAATTGCAGAGAGCTTTCCAACTAAGTCAAGTGCCATTTCTGACAACTCTTCTCCGTTGTTATCAATTTGTACATCTTTAACATGTCCGACCAATATGAATTCGTCACAAAGCTCTTTAAACATGTCAATCACCTTACGTACTGCCTGCCTAATATAGAAATAGCCAGAACCGTTAGGTAATGTACGAACGTCGTCTCCCTTCCAGTTCTTTCCAACTGGACTTTGACGATATAAAGTAGCAGCATAACTTAAACAAATCTCCTCTAAACGAGTAGCGTTGTCTATTGTAATACGGTTATAGAAATTATGCCCTACTTCTTTATTCTTAGCTCTAATGGCTTGAGCAGCTTCTCCTAAGTCACTAATGTTACGGCATTGTATTGCCATAGCATCAATAAACGTAGAACCACCTTCTAAGTCTATGATCAAGTTGTTTTCTAACTGTGCCAATGCTGATGTTTTACCAGACTTTGGCCTACCATAGATAATTAAGAAACGCGGATTAACTGAAACTGCTGGAACTTTAGATGTAGGTAATGTAATCATTAACTCTTAGGTTTTAGATTATTTATTAATCTCAATATTGATGTTATGACTGTTAGTATAAATATCAATAATGATCTTCTTCTTTGGAGCACTCAACGTATTCAAGAATGCAAGATTCTCGAAATCATCGTATGAGTAAATATCGCGGTCAATCTGAATCTCGTCATCGTAGAAGATAACTGGGATATTGCCCGCAAGCTTATAAACCTTACCGAAAATAAATGGAAAGGCCTTCTTCTTACTATAATTAGCAAGGAATGATGCTGCTTCTGCAAACTCTTTGCCCTTCAGTGAAGCAGTACTGGCTTCGAAGATCTTTGCGTCTTCCTGCTTAGTCTTATAATCCTTGAGATATGAATTCGTCTCCATTAGATTAGTAAGAATAAGGTCATCAAGAACCTCAGAGTAGTCTGTAGGCTTATTCTTCTTGAGAAAGGAAAATGTGAAAAACTTCTTAATATTGTTGTTACTATTGTTGCCAGTTGTAAAAGTATATGTATTCATAAAATTTCAGCCTTAAAATGTTTTACAATTGACGCTTATACTTCTATCAGATTATTGAACGCAAGGTCATTCTCGAATTCAAGTATACATGGTTTTCCAGCATCGCGGTTCTTTAACATGTGTATGTATACTTTGTTAGAAGTAGGTAAATGATTCGGACCATATTCTTGGATGCCCAATATTTCTGGTCTATGTATAACGCAAACGTAATCGCTTGCTTGAAATATAGCGTCTGATGATGACAAATCACTTCTCATAGGATAATGACTTGTCGGATTGTTTATTCTCTCAGAAGATTCTATGTTTCTGTTCATCTGAGCAAGCTGTATAATGCTTGTCATTGGTAGCTTTTTAGCTTGTATGAACACTCTTTCTAACTCACTTATAGTTTCCAATACAGATCCTACTTGTTTTGTTAGTAATGCATGATCGTATACTATCAAGAAATGCTTGTTAGTTCCTTTAACATACTTGTCATAGAATTGGAATATTATGTCTTTAACTTGCGTGGGAGTAGTAGGACTATCTACAAAGTAAATAGGATACTCCTTTAGCTTATTGGTTACCGATACGACAATTCTGAAGGTATTGTCGTCCAGGTCCTTTTCAGAACTATACAGAGTCGAAGTCGTTCTCCTTAGCTTATTTGAGAGCGTCCTTCCAACCTGCCTAAAACCAACCATCTCTAAAGAGAAGTTTAGTACTATAACATCTTCTGATTCATTCAAATCAATCACGTCTGTGGTAATTAAGTTCGCAAACGAACTCTTTCCACTTCCAGAGATACCTGCAATGGTAAGTACAGTGTTAGGTTCTATTCCACCCATACACTGCTTGTTAAACTTATTCCATCTTGTTTTTAAGCTGACGATTTTATGTTCACGTCTGCCTGCAATATATTGAACAGCTTCATTAGCAACTACAGACATGGGACGTATCAAATTAGATAAGTTCTGTTCCATATGTCTCTGTATTTTGCTCTTGCCGTTCACTTAGCATCTCTTCTTCAATTTCTTCCCACTGATGGTCTTGTAACCATCTCCACATAGTCTTCATATATCCTATTTTGCCCAGCTTGGTTTTCTTCTCAAGTTCCTTAACTAAGCATTTGTTAATATGTTCAGCTTTGGTATAGCTTTTACTAACATAGGAGTTATAAAGATTTCTGCATTTATTCTTATTCGTCCTTAGGTAAACTTTTTCTCCATCTGGACGAATAACATAAACTGGGTACATATCGTAAAACTGATCAAAATAGCTACGATCTGGTTCGATATAAGCTGTAAGCTTTTCAGATTCTTGATATGTAATTGAATTCCCTCTCTCTATCGAGGTAATAAGTCCTTGTTCGATTAAGTATGATATTTCGTCGTCGCTAATTAGGCTGACAATTTTGCGGACGTCTTGATTATTAGATTTTTGATTCTTATCCAATACCATACTTAGGAAGACTAATTGATTTAAATTTAATTTATCTGGATAATCCAGAAGTTTTGTGTTTAATTCAATAATCATACTTTTATACTCTTTGGTTAACAAGTCTGATCGTCAAACAAACTCAGTTGTACACTCTTAAGCTCATCAATAATTTTACTTGCTTTAGAAATGTAGTACTGATAGTTTATATAACGATGCTCTATAGGCTCTTCGTCATACGTATTCAAGATAGTAACTCCTGATTCTGTCAAAAGATTTATGTCTGTATATTTCTTTACATCAACTCTCTTACCTTGATAAGAAAATTCAAAATCT